AGCGATTGTCCAAGTAATGGTAGTTGGTGTAGCTGACATGATATAAATGTTATATATTCATCCTAATTATAGCTAAATATATTCTTAGTGATTGGGGTTAACCCTACTCTTTGCCTGCTGCAATTGCTGCGTTAAGTGGTGCAAGGTCTTCTGAAGTCCAGTAGTCCTTTGCAACCATAAGTTCAAGGTGCTCTACATTACGAGCAACCGTTGCTGTTTGATCAGCATCACGAGAAGAAAGAGCCATCAGCTCATTGATTAGTGTGACGCTATCGAGAGCAGCAGAGTAGTTTTGTGCGATTTGTTCAGCAGTAGGAGTTTCCATGATTAACCTTTAAGTGTTTTGATTTCAGCTTGTAGTTCTTTAACCATTGTAGACAGTTCTTGTACGGCATTTACCAGCACAGGAACCAGATGCTCACCTTTGTACTTGAGGTGATCAGCATCTTCAATGTCAATGATGACAGGGTTGTCACCTTCTAAAGCAAGGATGTCTTGCGCTTTGAAGCCATAACGTACATCACCGTTTGGCTCTTCAGTGTCACGATCAACTTTGAATTGATAAGCAGTTGGCTTGAGTTGATTAACAAAATCCAGACCATAAGGTACTGGAGCAAAGTTCATCTTATCGCGTTCGTCTGATGTAACGGTCCAAGATACTTTGACGTAAGCATTGGAGATTGATGTATGACCTAAAACAAGGCGGTTGTTATGTGTTGTTGGGTCAAATACTGGTGAGTAATTACCAACGTGGTTAAGAAACCCAATGCCGATATTGGCGAAACCAGTGGTGTTGTCACCGAGGGCACTGGCTCCGAAAGCTACGTTGTAATTACCTGTGGTGGTGTTATAAAGAGCTTGGCGTCCGGTAGCTGTGTTGTAACCTCCAGTGGTATTAGCTTGAAGAGCATATGACCCCATGCCAGTATTATAATTGCCAGTAGTTGTTGCACCAAGAGCAAAGAATCCACAGGCTGTATTTTCAGTAGCAGTTGTATTTGCGGCGAGAGCATCTCGTCCAATCGCTACGTTGTGATTACCTGTAGTGTTGCTATAAAGGGCGCGACGTCCAAATGCCGTACCATTTTGACCAGTGGTGTTGCTATATAAGGCTCTTGCCCCGCATGCAACGTTGTAGATACCAGTTGTATTAGTACGCAAAGCGTTATATCCGCTTGCTACGTTTTCATTACCAGTTGTGTTGAAACGTAGAGATTGTATGCCAGTGGCTGTGTTTTCATTACCAGTGGTATTAGAAAGAAGAGAATTTTCCCCGGCAGCAGTGTTGCCTTGACCCGTGGTGTTGTTATAAAGAGCTTGATATCCGCTAGCTGTGTTGCTATAACCAGTGGAGTTTAAAGCAAGAGCTTGGTACCCGTTAGCTACGTTGCTATGACCAGTGGTGTTGTTATAAAGAGCTTGGTATCCAGTAGCTGTGTTGTAAGCACCAGTGGTATTGCTGATTAAACCTTCAAATCCAAAGGCTGTGTTGTTACCGCCAGTGGTGTTTAAAGCAAGCGAATTGTATCCAGTAGCTGTGTTACCACTCGCAGTGGTGTTGCTTAAGAGAGCTTGTCTTCCAACGGCTGTATTATTACCGCCAGTGGTGTTGGAAAAGAGAGCATGGTAACCGTTTGCTGTGTTGTAAGCACCAGTGGTGTTCGTATGAAGCGCACCAGCACCTTGTGCTGTATTACTAGCGCCTGTCGTGTTACTTTTTAAAGCTTTATTGCCAACTGCAGTATTTTCAGATGCTGTAGTGTTTAGAGTTAGTGCTTCATTTCCAACAGCTACGTTGTAACTACCAGTGGAATTTGTAAAGAGTGCCTGATACCCACTTGCTACGTTTTTATCACCAGTAGTGTTGCTATAAAGAGCATTGACCCCGCTTGCTACATTACTAGAGCCAGTGGAGTTGAGGACTAAAGCTTGATACCCTATAGCTGTGTTAAGAGTACCCGTAGTGTTTTGCTGTAGAGCACTTTTCCCGTTAGCTGTATTGCCACCGCCAGTAGTGTTGGTATACAGAGCTTGAAATCCGGTAGCCGTATTATTAGTACCAGTGGTGCTGTAATACAGCGCATACATTCCACTAGCTGAGTTATAACTACCAGTGGTGTTAGTATAAAGAGATTGCATCCCAATGGATGTATTGAAAGTACCTGTAGTATTGGAATAGAGAGCTTTAAAACCGTGGGCTGTGTTGTTAGAAGCAGTGGTATTTGAATAAAGAGAACCTATCCCGTAAGCTGTATTGTTATCAGCAGTGGTGTTTGATGTAAGAGCGTTTACTCCGCTAGCAGTGTTGTTACCACCAGTGGTATTAGAATAGAGAGCACTGGATCCGCTAGCTGTGTTACTAGCACCAGTTGTATTGGAATAAAGAGCTTGATGACCGCTAGCTGTATTATCACTAGCAGTGGTATTGGAATAAAGAGCTTGTCGTCCGGTGGCTGTGTTTCTAGAACCAGTAGTGTTTAATCGAAGAGAGTTGAGTCCGCTAGCTGTGTTGAGAGAGCCAGTGGTGTTCGCCTTGAGGGAACCTGCCCCGACAGCTGTGTTGTAATTACCTGTGGTGTTTGCACCGAGGGGGCTATCTCCACCGATAGCCGTGTTGTAATCACCTCCGGTATTAGAAGAGAGAGCATTTAATCCTACAGCTGCGTTGAAAGTACCATTGGTGTTTGCATTCAGAGCACTACTACCAACCACCGTATTACTTGAAACGTTACCCGCACCACGGCCAATCGTTAGTGAGTTGATGGTTGCGTCTGCAGTAAACGTGGCGTTGCCACTTGAATCGATTCTGAGTCGCTCACTTGCACCTGTAGATATATAGAAATGATTTCCGGAAACTGTACCAATCTCTGCAACATTAGCGCTTATCGCAGCATTAAGCATACGAATAACAGGAACGGTTGCTCCATCCGTAGCTGGTACAAACGCAATGCCACCATTCCCAGACGGTGCTTTAACATTAAGGCGGAAATTGTTGTTAACTCCTGTCGTACCTACGTTTAGATTGCCCGAGCTGTCGATTGCCATCCTCTGTGTAGTAGCCGTAGCAAATACCAAAGAATCCGTATTATTTTGATACTGAATATAACCTCTATAAAAGTCACTTCCACTTGCTCCATCACCCATCAAAATACTACAATTGCCGGTAGTGGAAGAGGCAAGAGCCATTTCACCATTACCTGAACCGTGTGTTCCGATTTGTAGTGCTCTAACTGGACTCGTAGTGCCAATCCCACAATTTCCAGTCGTCAATACATTCTGACTACCAAAATTAGGACTTACTTTAGTACCAGCGATCGCTGCAGATGCGTTAACATCAGCGTTGACGATAGACAGATCAGAGATATTTGACGATGTAACAGTGATATTCGACGGTAGTGCTCCTGAAGAAAGTTTACTCAGGCTTATAGCAGCAGATGTACTAATATCGGCATCTACAATAGTGCCATTCACAATATTTGATGATCCTATAGTAATTGTGGAAGGTAGTGCTCCACTTGCCAATTTGTTTAGAGCAATAGCTGCAGCGGAATTAATGTCAGCATTGACGATTGTCCCGTCAAGAATCATCGTGCTTGTGACCGTTCCAGTATCTCCTACAGTTACAACGTTGCTGCCACCAACAGAGACATTCCCGCTGCTATCAATAACAAGCCGTTGCGTTCCAGCCGTCGCAAAGCTCAGCTCATCTGCACCACTTCTATAAATACCAGTATTGCTATCAGAATTAAATGCAAACGCAGGTGCAGCAGCGCTGCCATCCCCTGCATTTTCCAATAAATCCGCAATCGTCACCTTCTTGGTAACGTCGTTCACCAAATCGACAATCGGCAAAATATCTGAACTGGCCGGATCGACGTATGCCGTCAGGTCCGAAATCTTGACGTTTGCCATGACTGTCGATGCTTTAGCTTAATTTTAAGACCAAGTGCCAATTGCCACTCGTTTCCAAGTGTTCGTGGCAGTGCAAACGTAGATGTAGTTTGCATCCCATGCCACCTCACCCAACGTTCCAGCAGCCGTAGCTGATGCAGGAGTATGAGTTGGCAAAATAGGCCGTGACCCTAACGTCACATTTGCGGCAGTGATTGCCGCCATGCTCGTTAACGTCCCAGCAGCCTGGACCTGTAGGTCGATCTTGCCGTCTTCTGTCGTATCAACTGGGTCGACAATTGACGCCTCAATCTTGGCAAACTGAATTTGCTCAGGCGTTCCAGCACCGTTATTGCCCTGGAAAATCAACGCACTTAGTGCATCAGCTGCTTGACCAACAGCACCATTGCGGTGGTGATACAACGTAATGTCACCAGCACTAACAGCAACGTTTTCCTTTGACTCAAGGAATAACGCTGTGTTTTCTACTGATTCGGTGATGTGGAGCGGATGAGCTGGGGCAGCTTCACCAATGCCAACCTTGTTGCCAAACAGACGGATCCGTGTCGCAATAGACCCGCCCGATGCGGTCATCAAATCAAGAGTGCCATCCTCTGATCCGCTAGTTGGGTCTTGGATTTGAGCAAGGATCTGGGCATACGCCTGAGCGTTGCCTGCATCATCCTCTCCGCGAAACTCAAGATTGCCAAGATTGTCATTGGCAGCAGGTGACGCAGAGTTGCGATACAGCACAACATCAGGTGCCGTATCTAGGCCAGCATCAGTGTTCTCAATAATGACTTGATCAGTCGTATCGGTACTAAACAGATGCAATTGAGCGGCAGCCGTTCCAGTGCCTAGCTGAAAGCCAGTCGCCGTAATCTTGCCGATGTTGGTCGAGTTGGCACTAAACGCCAATTCATTCGCACCAGAGCGATATAACCCTGTTGCGCCGCTATCTGACAAAAATGCAACAGCAGGGCCAGCTTCCGTTCCATCAGGCAATGCCTTATGAAGCGTGCCAAACGCAACCTTTTTGTTTTTTAGCGCGTTGTTAGCCTCAGCAGTAACAACGATTGGGAATACGTCTGCAGTAACAGGTGCGGTGAGTTCTGTTAGCGCAGAGATTTTGCGGTCAGACATCAGCCAGCCTCCAGGGTTTCAACACGGGCCGTCAAAGCAGCAATCTCAGCGAAAGCCTCTTGCAGTCCTTTCATCAACAATGGCACCAACATATCCTTGCCAACACCCATGTATTCAACATTGCCATTTTCATCAACGCTGTCTTCCATTCCCATCACTGCAGAAGGAACTACGGCTTGAAGCTCCTGAGCAATAAAACCTTCCTCGTAGGTTTCAGTGCTGATCATGCGGAAACGGTGCATCTGAATCTGATTGATTCGAGACTTGGCCTCCGGCATGTCAGTAATGTTGTCTTTCAGCCGACGGTCTGAAGCGTCAATTAAAGAAACGTCTGTTGCGCTGATAATTCCAATTCGTCCAGCTTGTGTGCCGTTTGAACGAAACTCAACAACAGAGCCAAGCTGCGTTCCGCCTGAGCCAACTCTGTTAAATACGCCGGAAAAGCTGTTGTTACATGTAACGCGAATGCGGCCGCGTTTTGAAATAATTAATCCTTCGTTTGTCGTGTTATTTGAAGCCGTGGGGTTGGTTTGCATCCCCCAGTACAAAGACGGTCCGTCTGCAACGCCGTCAGCGTCAGTGCCGTTGTCTTTACCGATTGAAAAAAGCGTATGGTCAGCGCCGCTGAATTGAGTTACATAAGCAACAGCGCCAAGAGATGAACGGTAAAAACCGTAATCAGGACCGTCAGTGCCAAACGTTACGGATGGAGCAGCCTCGCCACCTGCAGGAAAAACAATTCCACCGCTAGTTATGGAACGCAGTGAAATCCAAGCACTGTTTGCGCCATTGCGAATCTTCAGCTCGCCTGCAGTAGTGTCAACCCAAAACTGATACGCAAACGTGGTGGAGGGAGCGGTGCCCCCGCTGTGGTTCGTAAATACCGCTGCAAGCTGTGTATTGATGTCGCTACGAACGGCGGATCCACTCCCATTCGCAACATTGCCGTCAGCTTGAGCCATGATTAATTCAGCTAAGGGGTCGTTGGCTGTAGTGTGCCATATCCAGTCGCAGTATATCTAAACCTGCGGCTAACGACTTGATCGCCATCGAATGAAGTTTTGAACGTAACGCTAAAACCAGTAGCAGTCGCTTCAGACATTTCAAAGTAATCATCAGTCTGCATGTCATAAGCGACAATGCTGACAGTAACCTTGGTGTCAGCATCGACATAGAACGGATACTCAAAAGCTACGTCTTTCGTTCCTTCCCCAGAGTAGATAAGTTGGCTGCTTTCAACTCTACGCTCCAGTTGTATTAAACAACCTAGTTGATCAATCAACGGCGTCTGATCAGGGTGGAACGTTTCTAGTTCCGCCTTGAACTGGAACTGCCTGCCAACGTAGTTTCCGTTTTCAAGAGGAATCCAATCTTCAAATTCTAAGTTAGAGTTAAGTTTAATTTTGCTAGCATCTTCAAGCTGAAGAGAAAACCCATCTTCTGTAACTTGATACTCATCAACAGATGCGTTGTCTGTCTTACGGAAATAAACACTGACGTTTGTATCATCCGGGACCAGGCCGTCAAAATCAGTCCAATTGTTAATAAGCTCAGTCCTACTATCAATCAAATCACTTGTGTAAATACCACGCATCAATAATCTTCTCTTTAAAAGAATGCTGTATTTTGCGCCTAAATCCAAGGTTTTTGCGAAATGATATACCCCTGACGTATTTTGCGTTCCAATAAAATCAACTGACGTTAAGTTGTCAAAAGTGCCGCTAATGTCATCAATAAACGCATCCCCGTCAAGAACTAGCCCATCCAAATCGTCGTTGTAATAAACACCATCTTTTTGGCCTTGGAACTCAAACGGATCTTGATGTTCATTGATAACTTCTAAATTAAACCTTGGTATTCCATCAGGCAGGTTAATGATTGCAATAATTGCGTTTTGACTTCTTATGCCGGTCTTGGTCTCAAATTTAACGAGGTACGTGCCCTCGATTAAAGGCAAGCTGACGTAACCAGCCCTGGCCTCAACGGTACGCAACAAGGAACCATCAGCCCAAGAAGCAGGGTTAGTTGTGCTTGTTTTGTCTGAATGACGAACAACCGCCGTCAAATTTAAAATATTTCCACCAATAGAAGGAACGTTCCAGCGAAGAACGGCTTGGTCTTTGCCTACCGCTTCAATAGTGACATTTTCTGGATCAGGCGGCAGTGTCTGGCTCGTCAAGCCATCGACACCTGTACTAATGTCAGGCGAACCAATCGCAACAGTTAGCGTTGCAAACACCGATTCTTTGTTGTTTGGTGCCGGACCAACTGATTTAACTTGGCCAAAGAAAGTTGCACCAACAGGCAAGCCATCGATATTGATATACGTGTTTGTTGTCTCTGCTTCAATATCGTTTCCACTACCTACCCTGTAGCGAACTTTAAATTTAACCGCAGTGGCCTCTAGCCCTCTGCTCCAAGAGAACGTGGTTCTGTTAACTGTATTGTCGTTTTGACTAATCTCTGCAAAAGTAACCTGCAGATCTGTTGGCGCGTTTGGCTTTTCATCAAAAATTGAAATGTCGGCAAAATCAAGCTGTGAATCTTTTCCTTCAACAACGCTGTAAACGTTATCTACATGCTGAACTCCAGTAATTACATAAACGCCGCCCTCGCCTTCTCCTACAGAAAGGCAACGAAACTTTTGGTTTTCAACGCTGTTGTTTGAAATCGTGTAGACCGCATCATCAGCTGGAATCTGGGAAAAAGAGCTAGAAACGTTAATCCGAGTGCCAACAACACTACTGATTGGTTTTGCTTCAACCGTTCCATCAGGCAAGACAACTGTCAAAACGTTGTTGCTGCCAGAAGGCAACGTGATCGTTTGGTCGCCTATGACAAAATCAAACTCCGCTCCAGCAACACGCCCAGCCAATCGAGCGCCTTGACGCATTGCGTCCGACACGGCAAAGATCTGCCCAGGCAATACCGCAAGACCTTCTAGGCCAACGGAAAACGACACGATATTGCCGTCAACCTCTTCTGACGTAAGAATCCATCGACCCATCCTCTGGGCCTGGTATTTAGATGTGCAGCCAAACGCCACAACATCACGCTCTTGGAAGCCGTACTTATCGATTAAGGCCCTGTTTTCAATAATTACATGGTCTGGCTTGTAAAAATTGTCTGGATCGTTATACCTAACAGTGACCCGCGTGCTGCGTGTTTTAAGAGATGATCCGCTGTATTCAAAGCCTCCACCAACAACACTTGAATTATTAAAAACATGAACAGGGTCAAGAACACTACCATCTAAGTTGCCGTGATCTGCTGCGACCTGTACGGTGTCAGACTTCCAGTAGATCATCCCGCGAAATACGCTGGCTAGATCTTGCAAGACGTTGTAAGCATCAGCCCGTGAACCAATCACAGTGTTGATTGCAAACCTAGGCTCTGTGCCTGCCGCAGGATTTGAAAAGTCTTTATTGATAAGCTCATTAGCGTATTTAGACAGTTCAATTAAATCAATCCAACTTACATTTGCAGCGTCAATAAAATCACCCGCTCCATAACGAGCGTTGGTAAGCATGTCGTAAAAACAACAAATGGGGCATGTTGTCCAATGCAATCCATCCTTTAATTGCCCATCAAAAGGAATAGTATTGTTGTATTCCAAGCTTCCGTCAGCCCGAGGCGTGGCATTGCTAGGAATTTTGACTTTTAACCCACGCACTTGATACGCTCGCTTAGGCAATGTGTTAAAAAGCTCTGAGTCAATACTTGAAGCGATACAAGCTGTATTTGCGTAGTTAACTTTAACGTTTGTTCTTGCAATAATAGAAGACCAAACAAGCGTGTCTGCGCGAGTATTTGCAAGCGGTGTTTTTTTAGAAATGTCTTCAAAGTCATTAATTTGCACTTCAAAAGCATCTTCCCGGTTTTTAAACCGCTTTTTTCTTACTCTAATGTTGTAAGGACCGTTGCCAAACTTTCGCTCGTCTAGCTTTATTGGTTGTGTTTTTATCTGATAGTTAGAAGTAGATATTCCTTTGATTATATTGCCGTCAGTGATCCCATCGGTGGTCAATAGATCAATTGGTTGATAACCTCCTTTACTCCCTTGAACTGCAACTTCAAATTTTATTTGTGCAAAAAACAGCTGCCCCTTTGCAAGACCCTCCATCCCCTGGCAGTAAAGCTTAGGAACAGTAAAAATTAATTGAATATCGTCTACAAACGAATCTGTAATTGTGCGAACAACTACACCTTGGCCATAATCTCGGTCTGTTACTTTGTTTTCTGCGTCAACTGTTTCGCTGTAATTTGCTCCAACCTGAACGCCAACATTGATTAATGTCGTAACATTATCCTTAAATGCAGTTTGATCGCTAAACGGAGGCTGCTTAGGCATTCCGTTTTTAAATTCAAAATCGTACGTTCCAGCTCCCTTTCCCGGCACCTCCGTTTCGTCTAAAAAGATGCTGCTTCGGCTTTTTGTTAATCCTTCAATTGGGCCTTCGCCTATGATGTCGACGACATGAAGATTAGTTTTAGAGTTGAGAGCCATTCCTAGATCAAGTCGTAGCCGTAGCCAATAATAGTCAACTTTGTTCTGTTTACTGTCTCTGCATCGACAATCTCAACCCTTAGGCGAAGGTCATCGGTCTTGCCTGCTCTTGGCACTTCAAATCGATGACCGTAAACCAAAGTTTCGTTGGAGTGAAAAAGTCCTTGAACTGTAACGCCTGCACTTGCCCCCGTAAAATTTGGCTCTCCAGGTCGCTCAAGCACAAGCTTGACTTCATAACTTATGAACCCAGGTATTTCGGTAGAGCCTGCCCCTGAAATCCTGTCAAACAAACCGCCTTCTATTTTAAAAATTACGTCAATTTTTTTACGCTTATTGTTGCCTTTTTTGTATTTTAAATTGTCATTTGAAATAGAACGTCCTTCCTCAAGCGTTTTTTCTAAACCTGGACCAAACCCTTGGTCAATCTTGACTTTTTTGTCATTGTCAGTTGTTCTGATTTTGTATTCAGGTCTTAACCTTTTTGTGTCCAACCCAGCCGCAGAATTAAACGCCCTCTTAAGACGCTCACCATTAATTGTTGTTCTGCTTACATCTGGTGCAACAATCGTTTTTGCTAAACGATCTGAATCGTCAGTTACCTGAAGGTCGACAGCCATAAGATGACCGCCAGTAATTACTTCCCCATAAATTACAGGGACAGTCGCGCCCGTCCCAACGGTGTTTGCAGGGCCTGAAAACCCATAAGACTGCTGACCGTCTGCACCACGAGTTACGCCTTGCGCCCCAGTGCCTCTAACGTTTGTGCCGTTATCAAACCGGTTGTTGCCAAGTTTTGGCATTTCTGGTTGCGGCGAAATTAAATTCGCCACCCCGCTAAGAATCATGCTTGCGCCAACAGCACTTAATGCTGTGCCAATTGTTGTTGCAGTCAAAACAGCAGTAGTGGAAATACCAGCTACACCAGCCGCCCCAGCTCCAAAAAGCCCTACCGTTCCAAACAAACCAGCGCCAGGTAACAAAAACGAAGCCGCAACCAAGCCAACGCCAAACAAAATTTGACGCGTTGATCCGCCACTACCGCTAATCACCGGCACAAGCATCATCGGCTTGCTGCCAAACGGCAAATGCAATTCGTCATATCCCATCGCCGCACCAGACTGAATTAGCTTGTAGCCAATCCCATTTTCGTGCGCTGTTACCAGATCTTTCTGCAGCTGCGGATAGTTGACGCACAGCAGTTTGATCGCATCTGCTGGTGTCCTTAGGTTGTAATACTCGTGTTGTGTGCCGTATTTATCGCCCAGCTCACCGGCTAACATCACCAGTTGCATAGCGATAGACGGCGGCAACGCTCTGCCTATAGTACCGCCCAAATGGTTCCACCGCACTGATGCTATTCATGCGCTGGTGCAAAATTCGATCGCCAGTTAGATAAACCGCTGCGTGCATTGGCGTCCTAGTGCCTAACCGCATAATCAATACGTCGCCTTCTTCCCGATCGTCAAAATCTACAAGCACAAAACCAAGCGTTTTGGCATAACGAAAAAAAATGCTATCGGTAGACTCTAAATTTTTTGGCCTTTCAAAGTCAGGAAAGTCAATGCCACGCAACGCGTAATAATCACGCAACAAGCTATAGCAATCCTGCGTTCCATACGCAAACTCCTTGCCAATCAAGGGTAAATAGTTGACCATAAATTGTCTGGCACGGAATACACGTACCAAAGCAGCTTACTTTGCCTACATGCCTTGCGATCACACTCGCTTGGTGACGTACCCTTTGGATGAGAATGCACAATTGCTTCAATCGTTCCAGCGAACATAGCCTTGGCATAATCGTGCGGGTCAAGCACAAAATGTTGTTGTGGAGCGTCAGCAATGTTCTTGCACGGCCAATAGGCACCATCAACAACTAGGCCAACAGCTTCACGCGGCATTTCTGCCTGTGCGTGTTTTATTGCATCAAGCCTGAAGTCTTGCTCCAATAAAGCCTCCAAACGGAATTGCCTCAGCACCATCACCTTTATTGTCCTCAAATCTTTTTCTGCAACTGCTCAGACGCTTACCGCAAACGTCATTGGCCTCCAACGCTGTTGACTCATCATCTATATCAAAGAAATTAGATCCGTTATAGCCGCACTCTGCGCCTTTGTACTTCCAAGGACAAAACTCATTAACAGTTCGCCTAGGCAATTGAAGGTTTATTAAATCAAGCCTTGCTGTCAGCTCAAACTCGACAAATTGCAAGTTTTCCGATGCGACCCGATCGATGTACCACGTCTCAACAGACTTTGCGTCTGGGTCAGCAGTGTCGTTGCCGCTTACACCAATAATAAAATTGGCATTTTGTTGAGTCACAAGCAAGTCGTCGCCTTCTGTCAAAATTAATTGCGGGCCAAAATTAACAGGGTCTAAAAACTTTTTAAATGTACGGATCCGCCTTACTTCTGCTTTTAATGGATTTACTGTAAGAAGAAGTGAACTTATAGCGTTATTAACGTTTGCTACTTTTAAACTTGGTCTTGGCAAAGTACCTTTTGCCGAAAACGCAAAACCATCAACCTCAACAGGAGCTGCAGGGTAAATTTTTCCATCAAATACAACATTTTCAACTAAATTATTTGTTCCGGCGTGATAATACAAAACGCTGTCTGATCCGTTGACCGCTGATGTCAAATGAACTTCAAACAAATCAATAACAGCAGTCGGCGCTAGCTTTTGAAGCTGGTCGGAAAGAGGCTCAAACGCTTCCCACGTAACTTCGTTGTCGACAACAGTATGAGTAATCTGTCGCGGAAAGACTGGCTCGCTTTCGTCTGACGTACCAGCGACAATGCACTTAAATGCAAGCGTTAGGTTTTGCGAAACAGACGCACGAACAACGTCGTTGACTAAATAACTTTTATTGGCCTCCCAGGCGTGGTCAGAGATTGGGTAACTCATTACGCCTCAAACACTTGGACAAAAGTAGCCGTTATGTTGAAAAGGTTTGAATACGGCATCGTCTTAGTCCAGTTTGCACAAACCCATTTATAAGTAGTTGCCTCGTCTGGTGGCGACCAATTAAATGATTCAACACCTGCTCTAGCTTCCAAAAAGTCTTCAATCGAGTTTGCGTCAGCTGTTGTTCTGTTTTGCCAAGTCAAACTCCATGTTTTGGGATCTTGGTTAATTCCAAAGGCAGCACGTTGCGAATATCCTGAACCAAATTGAATTGAACGCACTTTTGGTTGCGCCGCTTTTGAAGCCCCATAGTCAGGAGCAATGTCAGGGAAAGTAGCCATTAGCTCAATAATCCTCCAGGACGTTTTTGCTTGACTAGCTCAGCCTGCACGGCTGCACCAATTGCAGAGCCAAGAGCCTTGGCATTTGGCTGATCACCTTGCACTTTAGAACCAGCGGCGTCAACGTTAACTACTACGTTACCAACGCCCCCAGAGGATTCAACACCAAGCTTGCCATTTGCTCCACGACGCAAAGGCATGATTGCTTCAGGGCCAGCCTCGCCCATTAGCCCCATACCGTTAGCCATTGGGAAAATGGTTGGCTTATTTACAACGCCGCCAGAGGCAAACGGAACAATTTTGTTGTTGGCATACACATTGCCATTAGCTGAAGGGAATATTGAACCCATCAAAGATTTTGTGCCAAAGTTCAGCAGCAAACTAGCCATTTGCCTTAACACGCCAGACAAAGACTCACTTAATGATTTTGTGCCATCAATTAAACCTTCAATGGCACTAGCCATGCTGGTTGCCAATGTGTTTTCTATGCTTTTAACTAGCTTTTCTGTTTCAGTAAGTTCCTTCTTAAATTCTTTTTGATCTTTTGTGCGATCCCTATACCCTTTCCTTTCTTTTTCCAAGAGTCTTAAACCAGTCTTTTTAAATTGTTCTTCCGCTGCTAAAGCCTTAACCTGTGCCGTATTAAAATCAATTTGTCCTGCGTTAAATTGTTCTGTTAATTTTTGGATTTTAATTTCAAGATCAAGTTCTGCCAGCCTTATTTCATTGCCGTCATTAAAAGCTTGGTTTCTTGCTAAAGCAAGGTCAAGCAACTCTTGGCTTGTTGTTCTCATCCGGCTTGTTGTCCCCGAATCAGGTTTTTCTGGGTCTGGCTCTAACTTTCCATCTAGCTTGCTAGGGGCGTCTGGAACTGGAGGGCCAATAAAATCAAATCTTTGTATAATTGGAGTAAGCCTAGCAATTGCATCCTTAGCAAAACTTACTGCAAGCTCCGACGCTGCAGGATCTAAAATTGTTCGCTTAGCTTGCTCAAGCGTTCGCCTTTGATTATCAATAAGCTTGCCACCAGCTCTTTCTTCCATTTCTCTCCCAAATTCTCCTAATTTGTCAAACAATCCAACAAGAGAGTTGGCTGCGTTAGTTGCAAAAGTCTGAAACTGTGCGCCTAACCGTGACAGTTCAGGAGCAACTTTTTCATTTAGTTCTTCAAGTGCAACTTTTAATCGATCCCCTGCGCCTTCAGGTCCGCTAGCAATAATTTGAGCAGTTTCACCGTACCTTTCAAAAAGGTCTTCCGAAAACCGCAAAAAGTCCTGCAAAGTCACTTTGCCGCCTTCAAGAGCTTTGTCTAATTCTTTTGTGCTTAAACCTGCTGATTCCGCAAACAAAGTAAAAGCGCCTGGCAAACGTTCGCCAATTTGTTGCCTTAATTCTTCTGCGCTAACTTTGCCTTTAGAAAAGACTTGCGCTGTTGCTGTTAAGGCAGAATCAACATCTTGCAACGAGCCACCGGTGGCCCTAACTGCAGCAATAATTCCTCTAAAAGACTTAGTAGTATCTGCTAAATTGCCACCTGCGCCAGAAACAGAGGCCTGGAGTTTTGTAAATTGTTTAGTAACTAGAGATTGAGGAATTGCAAAATCTTTTGTTGCTTGATTAACAACTAAAAGAGCTTTTTCATACTCCTGCTCACTTTGAGTGACCCCACGAAGAGCAATTCGTAGTTTAGTTAGCTCTGCTCCGTATTCAGCAACAGCGCCCAAGGCTTGTCTTAGTTGACCAACCTGAGCACCAATAGCACCGCCAACAATTGCCCCACCGGCGCCACCAAAAAGAGCGCCAATTCCTGCACCAGCAGCACCTTCAACCCCTCCAAAAACTCCAGCGCCTGCAATTGTGCCAGCAATCTGTGCGCCAGCTCTAAACCGTCCTTTGCCCTGCCTTCCTTCCGCTTTCTGCAGTTGCTTATCAAGCCTTGCCGCCTCAGCCGTCGCCTCTTTAAATGCAGCACTGCCAATCTCAACTTGCTGCGTAATATCACGCCAAGCGTTTCTGTAACCCCGAAGGTTGGCAATGCTATTAACTGACGTTCTTTGTACGTCTTTTAGCTCTTTTGATATTTGATCAAACGGAGCTGCGGCACTTTTAGCTTGTCGCCCTAGCCCGTTTAAAGTCCGCGTTAATTTATCAAGACCAGCATCGCCTGCGGTTTTTATGACAACTGTTAAGTCGGTTGTAACCTTGGCCATCAGGAGTCCTTCTTGTTCAGGCTGGCGAGTGCGGTTAGTTCCATCACCTGCACCCCTTCAAAAAGAGCGACAGGATCCTTGACTTCATACAGTCTACAGAGGTAGTCCAGTGACGAGTAATTCAAACCAGAAACCCCGCCCATACTGACATTCCATTGCGTTTGCATTCTTAAAAACATTGCAACAATATCCCAGTTCTCTTCCCACACCTCAAAATCCGCAGCCTTACGTGCCTTGCGGTTTGCATTGATTTCACTAGGGTCCATGCCCTTGGACATCAAGTCATCAATGCTTTCGTCAAAGACACCGCCGCCTTCGCACCAATGCTTAGCGGCGGCTTCTAGTTTTTTGCTTGTGACCCCGTAATGCTGTCGGTGTAAGCAGAAATCACACCACGCAAAACGTATGGGTCGTCAAACAGCTCAGCTTGCGCTTCCTCGCTGTAAACGACCTCGTCTCCATCCTCGTCTTTAATCCCTTCCCAACCTTCAACGATT